AGCGGTAGATGCCATTTAAGGACTCCTTGTTACTTTGAACCAGAACCAAAACCAGCACCGCGACTGGAAGAAGACTTTCGGTCTGCAAACAGTGGCATGCGCGGGTCGTTGTTTCGCATGAAGTGGTTATCAACGGATTCCATCTGAGTTTGCGCTTGGTTGTTGTAGTAATCGTCCCGGGACTGCGCCTGCTCTTTGGACATCTTGCAAAGCATGAGTCCGCCGATTTCGACGTTGCCGGTCTTCTCACTACCCAACAGCATGAGCTCTGGATGGTCGGCTGCTTTCACTGGCACCCAGCCTTCACGCATCTTTTTGGACACGTTTGTCGGGTCGGCTTGACCGAGGATGTGCGTAGCAACCCAGCGGTAAACCATCCCGGGCTCGGGAGTCGGATCAGGCAGCGCACTCGGCGGTACGTATACAGCACGAGCAGTTTTCTCGCGTGACTTCAGGTCACGATTTGTCCGGTCTTGTGTCAATTCAGCCATTGTCATTTCTCCAATTTAGCAACTTCAGCAGCGTATTGCTGCGGGGTCAATCCATACTTCTGCGCCAACGCAAGCTGCGTGTTCGTCAGTTGCACTTTCCGAACTCCTGACGAACGAGTCGCCGGAGCTACAACCGTGGAGCGCCTCTTGGAGCTATCACCGGACTTTGGCCTATCGTCACCGAAAACATCGGGGAACGTCGACTTCATGCGAGAGTCAATCCTCTCGAAGTATTCTTCAGTTCGCGGGTCAATGCCCGAATTGACTAGTTTCTGGTGCAGCCCTAGTGCAAAGCTGGTAAGTTCCTCGAAACCATTCGCGCCGAACCACTGGTTTTTTGCCTGCCAGCGCAGGGTCTTTTCGTCGACTGCGGGTGCTGTTTCGCGGTTTTGTGGGATTTGTACAGTATCTTCGTCCAGTTGTAAAGGGGTTGGACGAAAGTTTTTTGCGGCCTCTGCCTTCATTTTGGCATCCATCAACGCTTCTTGAGCGGCGATGATTGCCTCGGTGTCAAAGGACTCGTTGGCTTCTTTCAAAGCTCGTTTGGCCTTGTCCACTTCGTTTTCAGCGATGTGTTTCATGGACGCGGCGTAGTGCTCAGAGCCGTTGTTCACGTACTGTTTGAGCTTGTTGTTCTCCGCCACCATGTGCTGTGCAAGACGCTCCAGCTCTTGTTTCTCACGCAACAACGCTTCCTTGGCCCGGCGCTCGTCGTGACGGGCATGGGTCAAGTCCTTGATGCGCTTCTTGACGTTGTCAGAGTAGCTTTCGATTTCTTCGTCCGTGGGGTCCGCCACTTCACGGTCCAGCGGCTTGCGGCCACGGTCGCGCTCAGGGGTGTCGTCTACGACTTCAATCTCGATTTCCGTGTCACCGGCATCGAGGTCAACCGTCTGGCCTTGGGATTCGTCCTGTTCGTCAGGGAACTTAAATGCTTCTGCCATTTCTACTCCTTCAAGCGCGGGTCAGTCCGCGAGGGTCTTGCACAACAGCGTCCACCTGATCGTCATTGATGAGGCGAAACTCTTTTCCAAAAATCTTGAACCGGGTGCCTGTGTAGGTCCGAACAAGGATGAAGTCGCCTTCTTTGCACCACGCGCCGTTGGGGAACTTCGCTTGGTCTTTGTAGGCGTCTGCGCCGACACGCAAAACAAAAAGAACCGTTGTGGCATGTTCTTCCTGACGCATGGTGGCGGTGTCTCTGACCAGATCAAGGGACGTGCCCGCGATCTTCTCATCGACTTCTGGCACAACACACAGAATCTTCCAACCTGTTGGGGTCGGGAGCGCACTGGCTTTTGTGTCGTTGTCTGCATCTTCGTCGGGCTTGTCGACCGGCTGGATGTGGCTGGGCAAGGAAATGCCCGGGGGCAGAATGATTTCACTCATCTGATTGCTCTACTTTCTTCGCAAGGTCTAGGAGATGACGCTCTGCGGTCGCAAGACCTTGAATGATTCCGCAGAGTTTTTGGTATTCGTCAAAGTTGCGGCATGCCCCACCCGCCAAGTCGTCGGCGTAGTTGTTCATGTCGGTGCGTATTTGGTCGCGCAATACGCGTGCGAAGTCTTGTATCATTTCTGCTTACTTTCCTTTTCGTGAGTTGGCCAATATCTGCGCCGCTTGCAACGCAGCCTGTGCTTTGTTCTTTGCGATGTCAGCGCCCATGCGCACACCTTCGCGTTCTTGTTCGCCTTGCAGGCGCTTTTCTGCCTGTTGCGCTTGCTGGCCAGCCTTGAAGCCTTCCAACTCCAGCTTGCCATCCAGCTCCTGCTTCTTCAGCTCCAGCTCGTCGGCTTTGGCTGCGGCATCCACTTGCAGCTTGCGCTCTTTCAGCGCCAGCTCGCCTTGCTTGATCTGCAGCTCTTGCATCTGCATCTGAACAACCGGGTCTTGGGCTTGCTGCTGTGCTTGTTGCTGAGCGGCTTGGGCTTGGTTTTGCTGCGACACTTGCACAGCGGCTTGGGCCATCATGGCCGACAGCGCCACTTCCACTTCTGGCGGCAACTTCTCGTCTTCGGGCGGCAAGGGCATGCCCAACTGTTGCTCAATCTGCTGGCGGTACGCAAAGCCTACGTGCTCCGCAATGTGCGCCATCATGGCTGCTTGGATCATCGGAGCCTTGGGGTTTTGGCCAATCAGCGCCATGATGGTCGGGTCTTGCATCGGTGCGGTGTGCACAGCAATGTGGGCTTTGTGATCTTGGTACAAAAAGGCTTTGACCGGCTTGCCTTTGAGCACCGCCTGATTCTCAGACACGGGGTCCTTGGGCTTCATGTCGTCTTCGATTGGCACGAGCTTCTCGGCGTTCTTGATGCCCAGCACGTCCAGCATGCCCCGGTGCAGGGCAGGCAGGTCGTAAATGTCCGGTGCCATCTGGGCCATCTGGATCACAGCTTGATACTGCACAACACGCTGGCTGAGCGTGGCGGCGTTCGGGTCGCTGACAGGCAGGATGTCCACATGCTGGTAGTCCGAAGCCTTGGCCTTGGGGCCCTCTTCGCCATCGGGCTCGTAGGTGTACTCGTCGTCTGTGTAGTCGCGGATGATCGCGGCCAGCAACTGCAGCTCTTCTTTCAGGGAGTAGTGCACACGCGCCTGAACGGCCGTCATCACTTTGAGCTGGCGCTCAAGGATAGCCAGTGTGGAGCCCACAGGAGCGTTGGCCCCCATGTCCGCCACCTTCATGTCGGCCGTCGCGGCGAAGCGGCGACCTTCATCGACCACTGTGCCCAAGAGCTGGAACAGCGTCTGGCTTGGCTCCTTGTACGGCAGCGGCATGATGTTGTCACGGATCGCGCCCGAGCCAACGTCCACGTCACGGAACTCACCCGGAGCGATCGGGGTGTCGTCACCCTTGATGCGCAGGCCGCGTGTCTTCAGACCGCCGGGCAAGTTGCTCAGCGTACCGGCGTCGATCAACTGACGCATCAAGCTGGTGGCCGACTTGGCGAAGCCGCCGATCAGGTGGAACAGACCGAAGCCGTAGGCACCAAAACCGGGGATGTACTGGTAGTGAACGAAGTGCTGGCGCTTGAGCTTGAGCTCGTCGTCCTCGTTCCAGTTGCGGCGCACGGACAAGATGGTGTTGGTGCCACGGATCATGGTGACCACGTACGGCAGCGCAATCTCAGACTCGTCTTCGCACAGCGGGTCGCCCTTGAGGTACAGGTCCACATGGGACTCGTACAGCGTAAAGCGGTCGTCGTTCAGATCGCTGAAGCCGGTCTCTTTGTCCTTGGCCTTGTTGATCTCGCTGATGGCTTTGTCCGGGTCACCGATCTCCACGTCACGGTAGAAGCCAGCTTCTTGCAGCTTGATGATCTCGTTCTTCGTCTTGCGCATCTGGTGCGTCAGGCGGTAGCAAGTCTGGATGTTGGACGTGCCGTAGGGCAGCAGGATGTCCTCGGCCGGGATGAAGATCGACACTTGGCGGTCAAGGCTTGGGTCGAAGTAGACCTTCTTGAACGCGGAGCCTGTGGCGGGGAGCGACCACAGCATGCGCTCGTGCTCAGCGCGGAACTCCTTCATCACCTCCGTGAGCTGGAAGTTCATGTCAGCCTCGACACGCAGCGCGGCTTCTTTCTTCTGCGGGGTCTCTTTGCCAATGATCTTGGTGCGCACAGGTCCGGCAGCAGGGAACGTCTCGGTGATCGTTTCTGACTGGAACCTGACAACCGCTTCTGTGATCATGGGGTGGAACACGCCACTGGCACCGTTCCACGGCTCCGTGCGCTCCTCCATGTTCAAGCCCAAGAGCTTGAGGCCCTCGGTGTACGCCTTCTCCCAGTCCTTGCGGCTGTTGCGGTCGTTGTCGATGTCACCGGCCAACTCGCCTGCAAGGGTCTGCAGCTCGCCGTCGTCAAGGAACTCGGCCAAGTTGGCGTCGAAGTCGTCGATGGTGGGCTCACCCGGCTCGATCTCGATCTCCATGTCACCGACCTTGATGCTCACCTCTTCGGGGTCAACGATCTCAATTTCGATGGGGTCGATGTCTTCCGCCAAGTCCTCAAGACCTCGGGGTTGCTGAAACATTGCTTTGTCAAAATTTGTAGCCATGGGGCATCCTTAATAGTACGCAGCCTTGCGTGCTTGGTAGTAACGGTCGTCTTTCTCGTCCGAGTCCAGCGCGATGAAGCCGCCTTGCCGGAACCGCAAAAGTGCTTGGGTGGTCGTGTCCACGAAGTCATCGTGCTCCCCAACGGGGAACGCCGCCATTTCCTCGATCACTTCCCGGGCCCAGCGCGTGTCGGGTGCCCAGACTTTACCCGAACTGAACAAATCCGCAACCGCGTT